ATGAAAGTTAAATTAATAAAGGATTGTACAAATGTACATTCTAAATTAATTAAAAATAGTGTACATGAGGTATTTATGGAGAAAGAGAAGTATTATATTCTACGTGTAGAGGAGACTTTTTGTGGTATATATAAAGATAATGTGGAGTTATTAGAGGATTAAATAAATAGAGTAGGTGATTATATGACAGATTATGAAAAAGTACAGATGATGTTAGATTCATATATATTATGGGTTAATGATGTGAAAAATTTAGAACTAGAAATTGAAGCTGTGAAAAATGATTATGATGTTAAAGCTATGGGATTCAATGAGAAAACAGGACAGACATTTAAGATAAATAGAGAATTAGAAGATAGAATAATAAATAAGCCAGATAAAATAAGAGAGTATGAACATAAAAAAAGATTTAATGAAATAAACATAGCAAAAATAGATAATGCGGTACAGGTTCTTAGTGAGTTTGAAAAAACAGTTATAGAATTGAAGTATTTAATAGCACCAACACTTTCATGGAAGGGGATAGCATACAAATTAAATGCTGGAACTTCAACTTGTAGACAAGCTAAAATTAGAGCAATAAATAAGATGATACCTTTATTGTGTCGCTAAAGTGTCGGTTTATAGTCGCTTTTACGACAACATCTTATCAATTAGATATGTTATGATAGTATCATAGAAAAAGATAACACAGCAGGGATACTGTAAATCTTAGTTCAAGGCATCCAAAGGGGTGTCTTTTTTATATGCATTTAATATAATAATATAGAATATATTAAATATAAAAGCTTGATGAAAAACATCAAGCTTTTATATTGAGTTTAGTTAGAATCTTTACGTTGGAATAAAAGTTCCTAATTTAATCTAGTGTTTGTGCAAATAATAATAAGTGAATAATATCATTGCTGATAAGATTAAAAAATATATGTCTGTAGATTTGATAATTTTGTTGGTTGAAAATACTAACTTATTTATAAAAGTACTTATCAGGCTAGTTATTATAGGATTAATATACCCTTTTATATTAGTCCTAATTTTTTTGCTTATTATTTTGCCCTTACGATTACTTTTACGGTAGCTTCTTTTTTTAGTATTTTTCATAGAATTAGCCTTTTTAATCATATTAGCACATTTATGAAAAATAAAAGAAACTAACACGTTAAGACCTCCTTTCACGGATAATTCCAACGTAACTTCATTATAACATTTTTTGGAAGGTATTTAAAGGAACATACTAACCAAATAGTGAATTATTGAAAATTAATATTGGTTTAAAAATCAGATAATATGTATTATGTTTGATATATATTAAAGAAATTTGTAATATAAACGAAGAACATAAAGATTTGATTAAGGGGGTCTAGTATGTTCGAAAAAATTTTAGAGCCAGAAATGTTTAAAAACATTATTACATTGATAATAATTCCATTGTTAATTAAAATATATAATAACATACCTATAAAAGCACGTAGAAAATTAAAATGGGATGAAAGTAATGAGGAAAAAAAGATGTGGTCAAATTACTTTCCACCTTTAGTTGCAATGATTATATTAGAGTTTAGCTATATATATATCCAGGAGCAAATTGAAATCTTATGGTTCCGTGTACTAATATATAGTGTATTTATGATAGTTATATTTTGTATTGAATTTATTATAAGTACATTTTGGTATTTAAATTTTAAGTATAAGAACGAGTATTTACGTATAAAACATATGATACATTTAATATTTGCAATAGACTCTATAATATTATGCTTCGTAGTAGAAACAAGTAATAAGTGTGTATGTATTGCTTATATTATAATAACTTTAATAGCTTGTATATTACATATATGCTTAATATTAAAGTGCAATAAAAATAATTACAAAAAACTTAAATATATTAAAATGGAATTTCAAGATGGTACTACAGAAAAAAATATTATAGATTATGAGCAACATAAAAAGTGTATTATATTATTTATAAGTTCTTCTTCTCAAAGAATAATTAAAAAAACATTTTATGGAGCTAAAATCAAGAAAAAAATAGAAATATATTATTAATTACAATGACTTAAAAAGAACTTTTAACAGATAAAAAGAGGTGAGCTCATGGCAAAGATTAACCAGAAAATTGATACGATATTAAAGTTTCAATTTGAAATACAAGAAAATAATATTGAAAAAAAGATTAAAAAAGATAGTAATTTAATTTCTAGTTTAACTACTAAGAGGAAAATTAGAAATTATTGTATAGATAAGCTTGGAGTATATTAAAGAGATCTTAATGGAGTTCTTTTTTATTATATAAAAGGAGGTGGCATTGTGAAGCTAACACCAAAACAAAAGGCATTTGCTGATTATTATATACAGTTAGGCAATGCCACAGAAGCAGCAAAGAAAGCTGGATATAAAGGTAAGAATTTAAACAGAGTAGCAAGTGAGAACTTGTCAAAACTAGATATTAAGAATTATATAGATGAAAAAATGAAAGAATTAGAAGATTCAAGAATAGCTAAAGCTGATGAAGTCCTTAAATATCTTACTAGAGTTGTTAGAGGTGAAGAAAAAGAACCTTTAGCAGTTCAAGAGCAAGAACCAGTAATAGGAGATGATGGTAAGAAAAAAGGCTATAGAACTGTAACTAAAGTAATTAATATAGGACCTAATATAAAAGATAGAAATAAAGCAGCAGAGTTGTTGGGTAAGAGATATAGATTATTTACAGAAAAAGTTGAAGTTGAAGGAAATGTAGGAATAGAGATAGTAGATGATATAGATGAATAAGCAAAGAGTAAAATTAAAATCAATAATAGCTCCTAGTTTTCATCAAATTCATAAAGATATTAAAAGCGGACTTTATACTCACCATTGGCTAAAGGGTGGTCGTGGTAGTACGAAGTCTTCTTTTATTTCAATAGAAATTATTCTTAATATAATGAAAGATGCACAAGAAGAAAAGCTAACTAACGCAGTAATATTTAGAAGAGTAAAAGATACTCTAAGAGGGTCTGTATTTGAACAAATGTTATGGGCAATAGGAAAGCTTAAATGTGAAAGCCAATGGGAAGTTAACTTTTCACCATTAAAACTTACTTTTAAATCAACCGGTCAAGTTGTATTGTTTAAAGGTGCTGATAATCCTCTTAAAATGAAATCTATTAAAGTTGCAAAGGGATATATAAAATATATTTGGTATGAAGAAGTAGACGAGTTTGAGGGGTATGACAAAATAAGAAATATTAATCAATCTCTTATGAGAGGTGGTCCTAAATTTTGTGTATTCTATTCTTTTAACCCACCAGAAAGCCAAAGGAATTGGGCAAACATGGAGGTTTTACAGACAAGAAAAGATAAGCTAGTTCATCATAGTAATTATTTAAGTGTACCAAAGGAATGGCTTGGAGAACAGTTTATATTAGAAGCTGAACATATTAAAAAAGTAAATCCTACTAAGTATGAACATGATTATTTAGGAGCAGTTACTGGGACTGGTGGGGAAGTATTTACTAATGTAACTATAAGAAAAATGACTGATGAAGAAATAGCAAACTTTGATAGGGTACATAGAGGTTTAGACTTTGGTTATGCTAGTGATCCATTACACTATACAGTAAATCATTATGATAAAACTAGAAGAAGATTATATATATTCTATGAAATTCATAAGGCTGGAATGAGTAATAGTTCAGCAGTAGAAACTATAAAACAAGAAAATAAAAGTAATAACAGAATTGTAGCAGATAGTGCTGAACCTAGAACAATAGCAGAATTTAAAAAATTAGGATTAAAGATTATTGGAGCAAAGAAGGGTCCAGATAGTGTAGAGCATGGTGTTAAGTTTTTACAGGACTTAGAAGAGATAATTATTGATAAAGAAAGATGCCCTAATACTGCTAGAGAGTTCTTAGGTTATGAACTAGAAAAAGACAAAGAAGGAAACTTTAAAGCAGAGTTCCCAGATAAAAATAACCATAGTATAGATTCTATTAGGTATTCATTAGAAGATGAAATGAAAGCTAAGAAATGGCTAGTGTAGGAGGTGATAAGCGTGAATGGTTCAGAACTTAAGAAATTAATAGATAGAGATAGAACTTCTCCAGGAAAAGCAAAGGCTAGACAAGGTTTGCAATACTATAAAGGTCAACATGAGATACTAAACTATAGATTATTTTACTATGATAATAATGGCATTTTAAAAGAAGATAAGTATAGGAGCAATATAAAGATACCTCATTTATTCCATACGGAATTAGTAGACCAAAAGGTACAGTATTTATTATCTAATCCTATAGAAGTTGTAACAGAAGATCAGACTTTACAGGATTATTTAAAAGAGTATATCAATGAGGACTTTCAGGAAACGCTGCAAAATGCTATTGAAGGAGCTAGTAATAAAGGACTTGAATATGTTTATTCTTATATAGATCAAGAAAATAAAATCAACTTCCAGGTAGCTGATAGTTTGAGTGTTATTCCTATATATGATGAACTAAACAACTATAAGCTCACTTCTATAGTAAGATATTATGATACTAAAGTACAAGACCAGGACAAGGAAGTAACAATTACTAAGGTAGAAGTATGGACAGATAAAGATGTAACTTATTATATCCAAGATAAAGATAATAAAGAATTTAAATTAGACAATGGTATAAAACCGAACCCAAGACCACATATAACATTAGAAGATGAAAAAGCTTATTATGATGGTGGAAGTTTTGGTTATATACCATTTTTTAAACTCCAAAATAATAAGTATGAAAAGACAGACTTAGAGCCTATAAAAGCCTTGATTGATGATTATGACCTTATGGCTTGTAGCTTATCAAATAACTTGCAAGACTTCCAAGAAGCGATATATGTTGTCAGAGGTTATCCAGGTGATAACTTAGATGAATTAACTACTAACTTAAAAACTAAAAAGACTATAGGAGTAGATGAAACTGGTGGACTTGATGTTAAGACCATAGATATTCCTATAGCAGCAAGAGAATCTAAAATAAGACTAGATAAAGAATCTATATATAAGTTTGGAATGGGATTTGATTCTTCTCAAGTAGGTGATGGAAATGTTACAAATGTAGTTATTAAGTCCAGATATGCTTTACTGGACCTTAAATGTAATAAAGCAGAGATAAGGCTAAGAAAACTTATAAGGCAACTATTAAAAGCTATAGTAGATGATATTAACAGAAGATTTAATACTGCTTATAATTACATGGATATTGATATTAATATAATTCGTGAAACTATGGTTAATGAAAATGATATAGTTAACAATGAAAAAATAGATGCTGAAGCAAAAGGACAATTAATAAATAACATACTTACTGCTGCAACAAGACTTGATGATGATACAGTATTGAAATTACTATGTGATATTCTTGAACTCGATTATGAAGAAGTTAAAGAAAAAATAGACATGCAACCTTATGAGCCTATTAATTTAGATGCAATAACAGAAAAAGAAATAAATGAGGATCAAGACAATGGAGAAGCTTAGTAAATATTATTTAGAGATATTAAAGCTTCTTAAAGAAGGAGAAAAGGATACAAATAAGTTATTGCTTACTAATTATAAATCGTCACTTATAGAAATGAAAAAGCTTTTAAACTCTTATTTAAATAGATATGGGGAATTAAGCTTTCAAGAATGGTTGAAAGTAGATAGGCTAAAATCATTGATTAATCAAATAAATGTTATACTAGATAATACTTATAAAAACAATGAAACTTTGATAAGCAACCATGCCCAGGATTCTTATTCTAAAGCTTATAATGGTTTGTTTTATCAGTTAGAAGTGGAGACTGGTTTAATATTAGATTTTACAATGATTGATACTAAAACAGTAGAAAAAGCTATTCAGATGCCTATAGATGGGTTAAGGTTAAGTGAAAGATTATATGATAAACACTTACATAATCTTAAGCTTAAAACTAAAGGAGCTTTAACAAGAGGTCTTATAAATGGTTCTGGGTATAGAGATATAGCTGGGGATATAAGCAATATAGGAGTAGCTGATTACAAACAAGCTTTAAGAATAGCTATAACAGAAGGTAACAGGCTTAGAAGTTTAGCAAGAGAAGATAGTTATCAAGAAGCAAGTAAATTAGGAATAGGCTTAAAGAAAAGATGGCTTTCAACATTAGATCATAAAACAAGAGATACACATAGAGCTTTAGATGGTGTAACTATAGGTATAGATGAAGAATTTGAAATAAGAGGTTATAAAGCATTGCAGCCTAGATTATTTGGAGTAGCTAGTGAAGATATTCATTGTAGATGTGACACTATATCTATAGTTGAAGATATAGCCCCAAATTTAAGGCGAGATAATACTACTGGGGAGATTATAGAATATGAAAATTATAATGAATGGTATAGTAAAAGATTTGGAGATGATGTTTATAAAGGTGGATATTGGTATACAAAAGATGATATAATAAAAATAACAGAGGATCATAAAGGAGAACATTATAGTCCTCCAAGAAAACATAAACCTTATGCAGTAATAGAGAGTGATAAAGTTAGTAAAAATGGTTTTAATCAAGTTGATAGAACTTTATATGATAAAGATGGAATGATGGTTAAACAAATTCATTCGGGGCATCATAATAGACCTAAACAGCATCCTTATGGTAAGCACGGAGAACATATTCATATTTATAAGTGGGATAAAGAAGGAAAAATGATTTCAAGAGAAGTTAAAGAACTAACTGAAAAGGAAAGAAGACAGCATAGGGATATATTGAAGGAGTGATACTATGAATCTTAAAGATTTGAAATATCAAAGTGAAACTGATGATATTACTTTTCATTATAAAGATAAAGAGTATGTAATATGTTTGCTTAATGATAAATATTACACAGGTGAAGCCGGTAATGATGAAGATGAAAATGAATTTAATTCATTTATGGATATGGCTGATAACTGGATAATACAAGGCGAAAAGTTAAAAGATATTGTCAAATATATAAAGTTAATATAAAAGTACTTACTAAGTTAAATAGTAGGTACTTTTTATTTTGCCTTTTTAAAGTAACTACTTGTAGGCATAAAAGAATAAAGATTACAGCCTAAAAGTGGACACAACCACTTAAAACAGTGTATTTAGGAGGAATATAAGATGGGAATAAAAGAATTATTAAAAAAATTAGGTTACTCTGATGAGGATATAACTAAAATAGAAAATGGAATGAAAGAAAATAAGATATATACTACATCAGAGGAAAATATGGACATAAGGTATTCAAAACTCAAAGAACAGAAAGAACAACTAGAAAGTGATTTAAAAGAAGCTAATAAGACATTAGATAAAGTTAAGAAGGACAATAAAGACATAGAGAGCTTACAAACTGAAATTGAAAATTACAAAAATAAGGCAGCAGAATCAGAAGCGGCTAGAGCAAAAGAACAAAAGGAGTTTACTATTAAGAGTAAGTTAAAAGATGCTGGATGTACTGACTTAGATTATATGCTTTATAAGTTAGGAGATATTGAAAAATTAGATATTGAAAAAGAGTTAGATAATAAAGTAAAGGAGCTTAGTGAAAACAATGCTTCTTTTTTTAAAGTTGAAAATCAAGAATCTAATAAAGATAACCCTAAGATAATTGTTAATAAGTTGCCTGGAGCAGATAATCCACCACAAAGTTTTACAATGGATCAGTTAAAAAATATGACAGCAGAAGAAATAAATAAAAATTGGGACACAATAAAAGATTTAAAATTTGATGAATAAAGAAGGGAAGATGTTAAATGTCAGTAAAGAATTTTATACCACAAATATGGAGTGCAAGATTACTTGCTAACTTAGATAAAAAGTTAGTTTATGCTAATGCAGTAAATAGAGATTATGAAGGAGAAATTAAGAAGTTTGGTGATACTGTTAAGATAAATCAAATGGGTGATGTAACAGTTAAAGACTATAAAGATGGAAAGATAGATGATCCAGAAGAATTAAAATCTAGTCAAACTATACTTACAATAGACCAAGCAAAGTATTTTAATTTTAAAGTTGATGATGTAGATAAGGCACAAGCAAATATAACTCTAGTAGATAAAGGGATGGGAAGAGCATCATATGCAGTACAAGATGTTATAGACCAATTCATTGCTGCATTTGTTAAAGATGCAAAAATAAAAATGGGGAGTTCATCAAAACCAATAGAATTAATTCCAACTAATGCTTATGATATTTTAGTAGATTTAGGTGTTGAATTAGATAATAAGAATGTTCCAAGGGTAGGTAGATTTGCTATTTTACCACCTTTTTATTTAGGGTTACTTTCTAAGGATGCAAGATTTACAAAAGAATATAAGATATTAGAAAATGGAGTTGTTGAAGGTGCTACAGTAGCTGGGTTTAGTCTACGAATGTCTAATAACGTTTCAGTATCTTCAGGAAATTATTCTATAATGGCTGGAACAGATATGGCTATTAGTTTTGCTGGACAAGTAACTGAAATAGAAGCATATAGACCAGAAAAATCATTTGCGGATGCAATGAAAGGATTATATGTATTTGGTGCTAAAGTAGTTCAATCAGATTGTTTAGCATGTTTAACTGTAAAGCAAAAGGTAGCGGAAGCATAGGCTAAGGATTAATTTTCTTAGTCTTATTTTATGGGTGGTGATAATTTGATTATATCTTTAGAAGAAGCTAGGAAGCTTTTAAAAATAAAAGATGATAGTAAGGATGTTGAATTGGTTTTTAAATTAAATGCTATTGAAACTATGATAAGAAATAAGACCAATAATAAGTTTTTAGATACTAGAGTGAGAGTAAGTAATCATTTATTCTTTAATGATGGCAATACAATAACTGGTGTTAATTTTAAAGCCTTAGGATTTAGAAAGGGCAATACTATTGATATAGATGATAGTATTCAAAATAATGGAGTATATGAAGTTTTAGAAGTATCTGAAACATATATAAAAGTCAAAGAAGATATACAGGAAGAAGAATGTAATTGTCTTATAACAAAAGTTGTATATCCTGCTGATATTAAGCTAGGGGTTATTAAATTATTACAGTATGATAATAAAATGGCTGATAAGATAGGTATTAAAAAAGAAAGCATAGCTAGGGTATCGACTGAATACTTTGACATGGGTAATGATGAAAGTGTAGAAGGGTATCCAGCGGCATTATTAAAATTCTTGGATAAATACAAAAAATTGAGGTGGTCATAATGGATACTTCAAGAGCACCAAGTTTTTCAATTATGGAAATTGCTAAAAAAGATAATGGTATAGGGGGAAAAATAGAAAATCAAACTAAATTATTTGAGATAAAAGGATTCTTAGATTTATTAACTGGAGATGAAACAAATACAAATAATGCTTTCATTCAAGAAAGTTCTCACATCCTTATAACTGATTATAGGGAAGATATAAGAAATAAGAACTGGATGGTAGATAGTAATGGTAATAGATATAATATAGTTCTGGTAGATGATCCTGTATCGATGCATAACCATTTAGAATTGTATTTAAAATTTATAGGTGAGCATAATGTTTAGAGATAATAGTAGAGCATGTAAAAGTGCTATAAAAATGGCTAATATAAAATGGCTTAAAGCTGCTGCTTTGGTTATACAAAGTCAAGCTAAAGCATTAGCTCCAGTTAATACATCTAATTTAAAAACAAGTATAAATTATAAAATACAAGTATCAAAATTAGAAGCATATATAGGAACTAATGCTGATTATGCAGTTTATGTTGAATTTGGTACTGGAGAATTTGCAGAGAATGGTCAAGGCAGAAAAGGTGGCTGGGGATATGTAGACCCTGGCGGTAAATTTCATTTTACTAAAGGGATGAAACCTAAACCTTATTTAAGACCAGCTTATAGGCAAAATAAACAACAGGTAAAAAAACTTTTAATTAAATACTTATCTGAATTAGGTAATACAAATAAAATTACTTGGAATAGAAATCAATATAAGAAATAAGGTGATAGAATGATACCTTTTTTAAAAGAATTAACTAAAGAATTTAAAAAAGTATGTGAAGAAAGCTATTTAGAAATTAATACAGCTGACGAAGTTAAATATCCATATTTGACCTTCTCTTATTCTGGTGAAGCACTAGAAAACACAAGAGAAGGTTTTTATATTGATGTAGATATATTTGATAATTGTGGAGCTGATACATTAAGACTAGAACAATTAACTGAAGATATAAAAAAACATTTTCTAAAATCAAGGATATTAACAGATAAAGTGTTATTGCAATTTAAAGTATCAAGTAGGCGAATGATACCTACTACAAATAAACAGATAAAAAGAAGATGGTTACAATTATATTGTAAGGTAGATTGGAGGGAATAAAATGAGTTTACAAACCACAGGATATACAAAAGATACTCCTAAGTATTATTTTGTAGATGCTGGAGCGATATATAAGAACTTAAAATATAATAAGGAAAAGAAGGAATGGGAAGGTACTTTATTAGGTGCTACAGCAGAAGGTAACAAAGTTAAAATAGAACAAAAATATAGGCAAATAAAAGTAGATGGAGTTTTTACCAAAGCTAAGGGGCAAGAAGTACTCCAAACTTCTGATGCTGAAATGGAGGTAAATGTTAAGGAAGTAACTGCTGAAAATATTAGATTAGCTTTAAATGGAATAATTAGAGAAATAAAAGCTGAATCAGATGAAGCACCAGAGGGTTATACAGTTGTTGAAGGTAAAGGGAAGCTAGAGGATAGTGACTATATAGATAACTTAGCACTAGTAGGAACTATGACAGGAAGTAATCAACCTATTATAGTTATTTTAGATAATGCTCTTTGTACTTCTGGTCTTGAATTTGAGACTAAGGATGATAATGAAGCAGTGTTAAAAATGAAATTTGAAGCGCACGCAAGCGCTGACCAAGTTGCAGATAGGAAGTTACCAGCTAGAATATACTTTCCACCAATTAATAAAGAAGTTAAAGAAAAATCACAAGAATAATTTAGAACTCATGTCAATGGGTTCTTTTCTATTTTAAGGAGGAATAAGTAATGGAAAATAAATTAGAAATGAGAAAATTAGGTGGTCAAGATACATTCTTAATGTTAAAGATTATGTCTAAAACAGGAGCTAAGAATGCAATAAAAGAGTTTTTAAAGAAGCAAGGGAGTTTTGGAAAGGATAAAAAATCAGAAGAAGATTATAAATCCATAGGTATAGAAGTAATGCTTGATGTTGCTGATACAATAATGTGTAATTTAGATGATGCTCAGTCAGATATCAATAAATTACTAGCTAATTTATGTGATGTTAAAGTAAAAGAAATAGAAAAGTTAGATTTTATGGAATACAACACTTTAATTATAAATTTCTTTAAAAAAGAGGAATTAAAAAGTTTTTTCAAGCTTATATTCTTATCTTTCAAATAGGTGAGAATAAGTTTAAAGATATTTTATATAAAAGATATGGTAATCCGTTAGAGTTGCTTTCCACTATGGATATGCAAGAACTAACGGATTTTATTTTGTATTTAATTAAAGAGCAACGGGAAGAAGATTTGTGGCAAATATGGCTACATAAAGATATAGATCAAGATTTTGAAACATGGAAAAAAGAAATTCAAGCTAAACAAAAGGTAACTAATAAGAAAATGAATAAGGACCAGGAAAAAGCAAATATTGAGAAAGCTGAAAGAATCTTAGGAAGGATAAAAGATAAGTAAGGGGGTGAATAGATGGAGTTATTTGCTCTGATGGGTAAAATTGCAGTAAACGGTAAGGATGCAAACAAGGAAATAGATAGTGTAACTGGACATGCTAAAAATGCAGAAGGTAAAATTTCAGGAGCGTTTTCTAAGATAGGAAAGGTAGTTGCTGGTGCATTTACAGTAGGTGCAGTAGCAGCGTTTGAAAAAAAGATAGTAGACACATATAGTACCTATGATGACCAGATGAGAAAAGTACAAGCGGTTAGTGGAGCAACAGGCAAGCAATTTATGGAGTTACGGGCGAAAGCAGAAGATTTAGGGGCCAAGACAAGGTTTAGTGCAACGGAAGCTGGACAAGGAATGGAGAACCTTGCTAGAGCCGGTTGGAAAACAGGCGAGATTATGCAAGGTGTAGGTCCAGTTTTAAGTTTTGCTACTGCGAATGCTATTGACCTTGGTCAAGCCGCCGGAATAGTGTCTAATGGATTAAGTCAATTTGGGTTAAAAGCCAAAGATACAACAATGTTTACAGATGTTCTAAGTGCAACTGCTGCATCAGCTAATACAGATATTAGTTTATTAGGAGAAACTTTTAAATATTGTGGTCCAGTAGCAGGATCATTAGGTTATAAACTTCAAGACGTTGCTGTAGCAATTGGACTTATGGCTAACAAAGGAATAGTTGGTTCTCAAGCTGGTACAACCCTTAGAAGTGCATTTACTAAGTTAGCTAATCCAACTGGAGCAAGTGCTAAAGCTATGAAGAAACTGGGTATAGCGCTCACAGATAGTACAGGAAAAGTTAAACCATTTACTACACTCATGCAAGAATTAAGAGGTAAGTTTAGTAAGCTTACAGATGCACAAAAAGCTCAAATGGCATCAACTATATTTGGGCAAGAAGCTATGTCTGGTATGCTTGCAGTTGTGAACTCTAGTGATGAAGAATTTAATAAAATGACTAAAGCTATAGGTAATTGTGATGGACAAACGAAGAAAATGGCTGATACTATGGACGGTGGACTTGGTGGAGCTATAGCAGGAGTAAAAAGTGCTTTTGAAGGTCTACTTATCAAATTAGGTGGAATGCAAGAAGGTATTTTAGTTGATGGGTTTAGAAAGTTAGCAGAAATACTTCAAAACTTACCAGCTAAAATACAAAATGTAAGTAATAAAATAAATTCATTTAAGAATTTTTTAAAAAATAATGAAACAACAATAAAAGCAGTTATAATTGCATTAAGTGTTTTGAGTACTGGCATATTAGTGTATAGTGGAAAACTTACAGTAGCCACAATAGCTACTAAAGCGATTAGTGCTGCACAAACTATATATATAGCTGGAATGTATGCAGCTGAATTTGCAACAAAAGCATTTGGAATTGCTTTGAATTTTGTTACATCTCCTATAGGAATTGTTACTTTAGCAGTTGCCGCGTTTGCAGCAGCAGCTTATTTAATATATAAAAATTGGGATAAGATAGGACCTTGGTTAAGCAATCTTTGGAATAGTATTAAAGAAATTGCTGAAAATGTTTGGAATGGGTTGAAAGATTTCTTTTCAACTACATGGCAAGCAATAGTGGATATATTTACAACCATATGGGAAGGCATTAAGTGGCCATTCCAAATGTTGTGGGAAGTTATAAAAGCTATAGTACTTTCTGTAATAACTGTAATAAAGACTATAATTCAAACTGAGTTAAATATTATAAAAGCTATATGGGAACTTATCTGGAATAGTATAAAAGGGTTTATACTTCCTGTTTGGAATGTTATAAAAACTACAATACAAACAGTTATAAATGCTATAAAAAATATAATAACAACAGCGTGGAATGCAATTAAAGGTGTTACTACAACGGTTTGGAACGCTATTAAAGGCGTGATAACAACTGTATGGAATGGTATAAAGAGCGTAGTTACTTCTGTTATAAATGTAGTTAAGTCAGTAATAACAACAGTATGGAATGCTATTAAAAGTGTTACGAGTTCAGTTTGGAATGGAATAAAAGGTGTTATAAGTAGTGTATGGAATGGTATTAAGAGTGTAGTTACTGGTGCAGTAAATGGAGTTAAATCAGTAATTACTGGAGTATGGAATACAATTAAATCTGTAACTAGCAGTGTGTGGAATGGTATTAAAGAAACAATACAAACACCTATTAGGATAGCAGCAGAATTTGTTGGTAAGCAAATAGATAGAATCAAAGGATTCTTTTCTAGACTTAGTATTAAATTTCCACACATTAAACTACCACATTTTAAACTAGATGGAGAATTTAGTTTAATGCCACCAAAGGTACCACATCTTGGAGTTGATTGGTATGCTGAAGGTGGTATATTAACAAAACCAACTGTATTCGGGATGATGAATGGTAGACCACAAGTTGGGGGAGAAGCTGGACCCGAAGCGGTACTTCCTATAGAAAAATTAAGTGATATATTAGTAGATACGTTGAAAAATATGGGTATGGAAAAGCCCATTATAATACAACTAGATGGAAGAACAATAGCACAAGTTACAGCTCCATATATGAGTGAAGAATTAAGTTTTAGGAACAAGAGGAGGTTTTAATTTTGTATGGATTTGAGTTTAATAATAAATATTCTAAAGACTTAGGGATATATGTAGGTAAAAGACCTTCTATTCCTAAAGCTCAAAAAGTAATTAATCATATTGAAGTACCTGGCAGAAGTGGAACTTTAATAGAAGATACAGGAGCTTATAAAAATATAGAGTTATCATTTGAGTGTACTATTAAAGATGATAATGTAGAAGGAAAAATAATATTATTAAACAATTGGTTAGATGGTTCTGGGATTTTAAAACTAGACTATTTAACCAACTTCTTTTTTAAAGTAAAAGAGGTTAAGTTTAATGGAATAGACGTTGATTATATAACTGGAGATTTTACAGTTGTTTTTGTATGTGATCCATTTAAATATTATATAGATAATTCTACTATAGAAATAAAAAATCCTACCATTATATATAGTCCAGAATTTAGTTATAAATCCGAACCAATAATTAAGGTTTATGGTAAAGGGGATATAAAGCTAAATATAAATAAGTACTCTATAAAATTATTAAATGTACAAGATTATGTTACTGCAGATTCTGCACTACAAGAGTGTTACAAAGATAACTGTAATAATAAAATGTGTGGAGAGTTCCCTGTTCTTATAGAAGAAAATAAGATAAGTTGGGAAGGTGATATATCTAAAATAGAGATAATACCAAATTGGAGGTGTTTATAAATTGGATAAGGTATTTAATTTAAAGATAGATACTAAGAATAAAAATATATCTACAGTTACAGGATTTAAGCAGTTTGATAATAATTCTATCCTAAATATTATTTTATTGCAGAATAATCTAGCTTTAGATATAACTAATTGTACTGCAAGACTTAATTTTAAAAGAGAAGATAATAAAGTATTACTCTACATGGCTGATGTAGTTAATGCTAAAGAAGGTAAATTAAGTATTAAACTAAGTTCAAAAGTATTAGAAAAAGCAGGCATAGTACAAACTGACATAAGTGTATTTGATAGCAATTTACTAAAGATTACCAGTGATACTTTTAATATGAAGGTAGAAAAAAGTATATTTGATGATACTTTTTTTACTGACAAAGATTTAGACTTAATGCAGCAAGAGTATGTTCGAGAAAAAGAAAGACAATCTAATGAGAACACTCGGAAAGCTAATGAAAATTCTAGGGTACAAGCTGAAACTAAAAGAAATTCTAGTGAGAATACTAGAATATCTAATGAAGAAGCTAGAAAAAAAGCTGAGAATACTAGAGTTAGCGAATGGAATAGTGTAAAAAAAGATGCTACTAATATAAAGAATGCTTTAGATAATACAATATCTACTGCAAATAAAACTAAAGATAATTTGCAAAATACAATTAATGCTGGAGATGAATTGAAACAAGAATTAAATCCTCAAAACTATGTTAAAAATGTAGAATATGAAAAACATAAAAAAGAAGTTGCTGCACAATATGAAGAAACTGCGAAACAGTTAAATAATTTTGGTGGTAGAAATTATTTATTGAATAGCACTATAACAAGTCTAAATCATTGGTCAGAAAGATTTCAAAAAAATAACAGAGATGAAAAAAATAAAATTGATATAAAAGATAATACTTGTCACATAGTAAATACTAAACAAGATTTGATTGGTATTTATCAAAAGCCTATAGATATGGATTTACGTTATGACTATTCATTGAGTTTTGATGTTAAATGTGATAAAAAAGCAGATATGTTAATAGGATTTTCTACAACAGGCATTCAAATAAATATAGAACCTACTAAAGGTGAATGGATAAGAATTAAGAAACGAGTGGGTAAGCCTGTAAGATTAACAAATGATATAATCCTATATGCAAAGCAAGGTTCAGAAGTATATATAAGAAATGCTAAAGTAGAAAAGGGTTTTGTTGCAACAGATTGGACACTTGCACCCGAGGAAGTTATTGCAAATTCCAAACGTTTAGATGATATCGAAAAAATTTTAATAGATAAGGGATACATGAAAGTAACACAAAAATTATAAAAGGTAGGTAGATAGTATGGCTTTAGATATAAATATAACTGAAATAATAATAAATCAATTGCGTTATGGAACTATGGATAAAGAGGAAATACGAAAAAAAGTAGATGTAATGTACTTTTGTAATGCATTTTCAGTAGAAGATTATAAAAAAATTATTTCAGTATACGAAAAAGTATCAAAGAAGGGAGATAAAATAGACGATTTAGAACATAAAGAAACGGAACATACTGCGTAATAGGTAGCTAATGGGAAGTAAAAATAAATATTAAGGCAATAGTTAAGGACTTTTCACAAGTCTTTTTTTATTGCCTTTTCTATTTTTGAAGTAGGCAGGTGAAAACATGATAAATATATATGATAGCAAAGAAAAAGATTTTATCCACAACGGACTTGCAATTTTAAACAATGCTATAAGATGTGAAATAGAAGAAGAACTTAATGGTTTTTACGGATTGGAATTAGAATATCCTATATTCGATAAAAAGTCTAATTATTTAATTAAGGATAATGTAATAAAAGCCAATACTCCTAATGGTTATCAATTGTTTCGTATATATAGACCAGTTAAAAATATGGGAATTATATGCGTATATGCAAAACATATTTTTTATGATCTAATAGATAATTTTATAGAAAGTTATAGAACAGGTTCTGTTAATTCTAATGTTGCACTTGAAGGAATTTTAAATAATACACAATATCCTCATAATTTTAAAACTAGTAGTAATATAAACAAGATATCAGATGCATTTTATGTTAGAAAAAATCCAATACAAGCTTTAATAGGAGAGAATGAAAATAGCTTTTTAAGTAGATGGGGTGGAGAGCTTAAAAGGGATAATTTCAATATTTCTATACTTAATTTTATAGGCGCTGATAAAGGTATAACTATAAGCTATGGTAAGAATTTGCTAGGGTTAGAAGAGGATTTAGATAACAGTGAAGTTGTAACAAGGATTATGCCAACAGGACTTACAGAGAATGATTCAATAATTATGTTATCAGAAAAATATATAGATTCTCCTAATATAGATAAATATCCGTTTCCAAAGATAAAACACTTACATTTTGGGGATATAAAAGTGGATAGTGAAAAAGGCATAACAGAATCAGATGTAAGAAAAATGCTTAGAGAAAAAGTCCTAAAGTTATATCAAATTCAACATATAGACATTCCTAAGGCTAATTACAAAGTAGATTTTGTAGAGCTATCCAAGACAGAAGAGTATAAAAATTATAGTTGCTTAGAAAAAGTTAGTTTAGGGGATATAGTAACAGTTCAACATAAAAAAATGGGTATAGACATAAGGCAAAAAGTAATTAAATATAAATGGGATAGTCTATTAGGGAAATACTTAGAGGTAGAGCTTGGAAGTTTTAAAGAAAACTTATCTACGGATTTTGATAATCTATCTAATTCTATAGATGAAGTAAAAGAAAGTTTAGAAAATACTAAGAAACAATTTACCTCTAAAATAGACCAGCAAGATGATAGAATTACTCTTACTGTAGAAGAAATTAATAAGACCAATACAAAGATAGAGCAAACTGCTAGTAGCATAATGTTAGAAGTAAATGACACTACAGAAAATTTAAATTCTAAGATAATTCAAAATGCAGATAATATTGCATTAGTGGTTGATGGAGGAGAAATTAATGGCAATGCTTTGGTTAGCGCTATAAATATGAGTGATAAAAAAATAGGAATGAGAGCGCTTAACATTGATTTAGATGGCTACGTAACTTTTAGAAATTTAGAGAGGGGAGAAACTACTATAGATGGTTCTAGTATAAAAACTGGAACAATAGATGCTGATGAAATAGGTTCAAGAATAACGACGGTTAGTAAGTTTATACATTTTAATGGACACAATGGTCTTGGTGGTATTGGATTAAATCGAGACAATGATTTATGGCTATATAGTAACGGTGACGTTATTATTGATGCTCGTAGAATGAAGTTTGAAAATGGAGATAGAGTAGCAACGAGAGAATGGGTTGAAGAGCAATTAGAAAAAATTAAGAAATAGTAAAGCGTACAGATAAGTATTGTACGTTATTTTTATATAAAAAATAAGAAAGAAGGTAATTTTATGGCAGAATTAATACAAAGCTTTGGGTTTCCAGTAGCATGTGTTATTGGGTTAGGTCTTTATTTAAAGCAACTTACACAACAGCAAAGAGAAGACGCAAAAGAAGATAAAGAAAGACTATATACTAACTTAGATAAATTAAACCAAAGTAATACCGAAGTTGTTACAACAAACCGAATGCTTGTAGAGCATATGCAAGGAGATATTAAAAATATACAAAATAAAGTAGATAAGATAGCAAATAAGATAGAGCAGGACAAATAGTTCTGTTCTTTTTTAATATAAAGAAATAAATATTAGGGGGATTTGTTATGTCAATGCAAACAAGTTTTATCAATTCAATTAAGGATGGAGCAATAGCTTCACAAAAAAAACATGGAGTTTTAGCTTCAATAACTATTAGTCAAGCGATTTTAGAAAGTGCATGGGGAAGAAGTCAGTTGTCAGCTAAGTATAAAAATCTATTTGGTATTAAAGCTGATGCAGGTTGGAAAGGTCCAAGAGTTAATATGCAAACGGGAGAATACAGAAATGGCTCACATGTTATGGAAAACTGGGGCTTTAGAGTTTATAATTCTTATGCAGAAAGCATAGAAGACCATGCACTATTTTTAGTTAATAATCCACGATATCGAAGAAATGGGTTCTTTGACGCTAAAAATTATACTGGACAGGCAAAAGCACTAGTTAGGGCAGGATATGCTACTAGTCCAGACTATGCTAAACAGTTAATACAACTTATAGAACAGTATAATTTAAGCCAATATGATAACTGTAGTTCTAGCATTTGTACCACCTCAAATAAAAAATTGTGGGATATATGTATAAATGGACAAATAGTTAAAAAGTTACAAGAAGAATTAAATAAGCAGTGTAATGCAGGCTTAAAAGTGGATGGTTATTTTGGAGAATCTACATTAAATAAATGTTGTATAGTTAAGCAAGGTGCAAGAGGAAACATAACTAAGATTATTCAAAAGATACTTATAAATAAAAATTATAAAATACAAGCTGATGGAATTTTTGGAGAAGCTACAGTAAACTCTATTAAACATTTTCAAGGAAATAAAAATTTAGTTCAAGATGGTGTAGTTGGCAAAAATACCTGGAAGGCTTTATTTAAAAAGTAATGATCGAAGGGATATTAATTTTATAATTATCTTTCTTTTTATTGAAAAAATATGTACAAAGTTTGAATTATATGTAAATATATTGTATAATCTTAAAGGACTATATTACATATAATTTTTAAAGGGGGAGTATAGTATGGAAAATCAGAAGATAAAAAAGCCATTTTATAAAAAATGGTGGTTTTGGGTAATTGTAATTATAATTGGTATAGGAGCAATAGGTACTAATGAGAGCAAAGATAATCCTAAAAAAGTAGGGGAAACAAGTGCAAAAGTAACAGAGAAAAAAGAAGAGTCAAATAAGACTAAAATATTTAAGGTTGGAGATGTTATAGAATTAAAAGATCTGAAAGTCAAAGTTAATAAGGTTTATAACGTCAAGGGAAATGAATTTTCAAAGCCCAAAGATGGAAATGAATTTATTGCTGTAGATTGTACAGTGGAAAATATATCAAAAGAAGAAAAAGCAGTATCTTCATTAGCAATGTTTAAAGTTGTGGATAAAGATGGTAGAGCATGCGAATATTCACTTACAGGTCAAACAGCTGCTAATTCAGGTCAAATGGATGGACAAATTACTCCAGGCAGAAAATTAACAGGAGTATATGTTGTGGAAGTACCAAAAGGAACTACTGGATTAGAGTTAGAATTCGATAATTCTTTCCTTTTAGGAGAACAAGTAATAGTAAAATTAAATTAATTGTAAAAGATTAAAAGAGCTCATACCCCTAGAGAAAATCTAGGGGATTTTCTTGTTCTTTTGATACAATGTATATAAAATTTGTAATTTGTGTAAATATATTGTATAATTTGTATGAAATACATTACATATAATATCAAATTTGGAGGTGTGTAGTTTGAAAAAAGTTGTTGGAATAATTAGTATCATATTGTTTTTATTAATAACATTTCAATCATGTGCAGCTGGAGTAGGCAATGCCTTATCTGGAACTGGGGAGACAAGTGGAAGCTCAGGCATGATATTAGCAATATGTATGTTAGTAGGTGGTATACTTGCATTGATATCTAAACAAAGCAAAGGTATATTAATAACAGGAATAGTATTTTACTTAATAGGTGGACTATTAGCTATTTTTAATACTGGAAGTTATGCGGATTTAAAAATATGGGCAGTTTTATCATTTATATTTGCAGGATTATTAATATTTCACTATGTAAAAAATAAAGAATTATATAACAAGTAAAAGATTAAGTTGTGTAAAAATATTTAATAATTTTACTTTACCCTGGAGAAAATCCAGGGTTTTTTCTTATTTTTCATACAATGTATTAAAAATTTGAACTTTATATAAATATACTATATAATTTTTATAAAATATTAGAATTGGAGGAATAATAATGAAAATAAGTCTGAAATCTAAAATTAGATTTATGAAGAGTTTAATTGTATGTTTTATGTTAATGTTAGGTATAAGTACTACATCTTTTGCAGCTACTAAGACCTTTTCATCAAAAACTGTAGATTCACAAAAAATATTTAATATCAAATTTAATAAGAATATTAATGTAGAAACTATTAAAAACAAAATCGTAGTCAAAAAAAGTAATGGTACTATAATAAGTACTCAAATAGATGTAGAAAATAATATGGTCAAGGTAAAAGCTCCTGAAAGTGGATATATACCTGGAGAATATACTTTAAGTATATTAGATAATATAAAATCAACCTTCAATAAGTCAAGTAAACATAATTATATTATGAAATTTAATGTAGTTACTAATAAAAACATAGGAAATTTAAAAGTACATTATATAAATGTTGGACAAGGAGATTCTATCTTAATTCAACAAGATGAACACAATATGTTAATTGATGCAGGTCCTAATGCTGCCGAAAATACTGTAGTAAATTATATACGTTCTTTAGGAATAAAAAGATTAGACTATGTTATTGGAACACATCCACATGAGGACCATATAGGTGGACTTGATAAGGTTATAGATTCATTTAAAATAGGTCAAGTTCTTATGCCAAATAAGATAAGTACTACTGGAACATATAAAGATGTAATAACTTCTATCAAAAATAAAAATTTAAAAATAACAAGTCCAGTTCCAGGTACAACATATAAATTAGGTGTAGCCGAATGGAGTATATTTGCACCAGTTAAAGATAAGGATTATGAAAGTGTAAATAATTATTCAATAGTTCAAAAGCTTAAATTTGGCAATACAAGTTTTGTATTTACTGGAGATGCAGAAGCTGTTTCTGAAATGGAAATGATTAAAGGCGGATATGCTTTGCAAGCTGATGTATTAAAGATAGGTCATCATGGTAGTAAAACATCTACTTGCCAAGCATTCTTAGATAAAGTTAATCCTAAATATGCGTTAATTAGTTGTGGTAAGGATAATAAATATCATCATCCTAATGAATCAACTATGAATAGATTAAAAGCTAAAGAAATAAAAATTTACAGAACTGATGAATCGGGAACGGTAATTGCAACAAGCGATGGAAAAGATATAACTTTTAATTGTAAAGAAGGAACTTATAATAATGGAGAAACTAACAAACCAAGTACTAATTCAGATGTTAAAGCTGTATGTAAAGAAGGTACAGTATATATAACTAAGAGTGGTAAAAAGTTTCATAGAGATGATTGTGGTGAGTTGAGAAAAAGTAAGTTTGCAATTAATAGAGAAGATGCTATAAAAAAAGGATATATTCCGTGCAGTAAATGCAATCCATAA